CTCCGCTCATCAGAGCCTTCGGTCCGCAGAAAACGGTGTTATGCGTCTACATCGTCAAAAATACTTCTTGTTCCGTCGCTATTCATAAGCGTTCCATCATCTGAAAAATAACATCTTCCAGAATGCTTGCGTGCTAACTGAAGCGCTTTATAAATTGGTAGCGCTACGGTATCTGGGCATTCTTCTGCCGGAAATGTATTGCAGAAATTTTTTGCAATCTCTAATGCGTCAACTATTTCACGCATAAAAACGCCATCAACTTCATTCGTTTTGCTCATTGGACTCTCTCCTTTATTGGTTTTACTCACTGCTTTTTATCACTACACAAATACTCTGTTAGAGCATCGACAACCCTGGCTGTCGGATTTGCGTTATCGACGTCGCGAATCGCTCGCAGCGTGTTGTAATGCACGCCGGTTTTTTCTGCGACAACTGACAATCTGCGATCTTGTAGCATCAAGCGTAGTTCTGATATTTTCATAAGTAAAGCCTTTTTTCACATTAAATTATTAATTTTTTACATTTTGTTGTTGAAATGTAGCATTGAGTGCGCTAAATTGCAACTACATTAAACAAAAGAGAGAGCAAAAATGAAACTAGAGGATGTTAAGCATGATGGCAGTATAGAATACTGGTGCAACAAATTTGGCTACAAGGTTCGTTGCGTAATTATAGGCAGTCATGTTAATGACGGTGCTTTTTTGATAGCAAACGCGATTGAATCGAAAGCTATTTGGGGCACTGAAGCGTGTTATTTGCAGAGGGTGGAAGAATGAGCACAATAAAATTAACATCATACAACGCAGCGGCAGCGTTAGGAGTCAGTCGATACAAAACACAAGCCGATCTTGTGCGCCAGATGGTTCGTGAATCCCATGGAATGCTGCCAGAGCGCGATAGCGCTTTTGTTAGTGACTACATTAAAAACAATTATATACACGCGTTTAGTGAATACTGTTCTACCGCTGCATATATGCCAGATACATCATCGGAAAAAATGCAAATAAATAGACCGGGTGCAGCATGGCTAGTTGCAATGCCATCAGGAATTATCCGCGAAACAAACGCAACGTTAGAAATACGCTTACCGCTTAGCATGCGTAACAAGTCACGCGAAGAGGTTAAATTTTTACCTGCCAAAGAAATTCCTGATTTTTATGCACGCATCCAAATTGGCATGTATTGCACTGGTGCGTCACGTTGTCACGCATACCAGTGGGCGCCACAAGGCGATCTGTTAGAGCTGATTTATATTGATCAACAATGGCTTGATACAAACATACCGCGCTTACGCTTGTTTTATCAGCAAGTGTTAAACGATAGATTTAACGAGGAGCACTTAAAGCCAAAATTTCAATCTATCGAAACCGACGAGGCGCGCAGATTAATAGCTGAGTATGAAACCACTATTGCATTAATCGAGGATGCCACAGCGCGCAAAGAGGAGATACTCGAGGAACTGATAGAAATTGCAGGCGAAAACAATTCCATTATTGCCGGTAAAAAGCTGCAAAAAATTGTTAGGTCAGGCTCGGTTCAGTATGCAAGAATTGTAAAGGACAAGCTTCCCGATTTATCGCTTGCTGACTACACTGGAAAGCCGACTGAATACTGGACGCTAAAATAATGGAGCTGCGTTTTTATCAAGACGACGCAGTGAATGCAGCCATAGCGCACATTAAAAAAAGCGTTATGCCTGCATGCATGGAGTTGGCCACAGGTGCTGGCAAGTCGTTAGTTGTTGCAGCACTTGCCAAATGGGTACATGAAACCACTGGCAAGCGTGTACTGTGCTTACAGCCGTCAAAAGAACTCACAGAACAAAACCACGCTAAGTTTTTGCGTTATGGAAATAAGGCCAGTCTGTATAGCGCTAGTGTTGGCCGCAAGTGTCTTAAATATCCAGTCGTGTACGGTACGCCACTTACTGTAAAAAACGGCCTGAACAGGTTTGGTGATCAGTTTGGATTGATTATTATTGATGAAGCGCACGGCATAACGCCGACTATACGCGAAATCATTTTAGCGATTAGCGAAAAGAACAAACTTGTCAGGGTGTTAGGCCTAACGGCAACGCCGTACACTATGCAAACAGGGTACATTTATCAATATGATATTGATGGAACGTTCATGGGCGAAGATGTAGCGCGTGAGCCGTATTTTAATAGCTTGCTATACCGTATAACAGCCCCTGAGCTGATAGCATTAGGGTATCTAACCAAGGTTGTAACTGAATCAGATCACGCGGCCAGTTACAATACAGAATCGTTAGAGCTGAAGAAAAACGGGAAGTTTGACGATGCCCAGGTGGATAAGGTTTTTGTTGGACGAGGCCGCCTAACATCTGAAATAGTAGCTGATATTGTTAGCAAGTCGCACAACAGGCGAGGCGTTATGATATTTGCTGCTACGGTTCAGCACGCAAAAGAAATAATGGAAAGCCTCGATCCAGCCAATAGCGCCATGGTTGCCGGTGACGTTAATATGGGCAACACTCGAGAGGATGTGTTAGACGCTTTTAAAGCAATGCGCTACAAGTATCTTGTTAGTGTTGGAGCGCTAACCACTGGCGTTGATTTTCCTCATGTTGATGTAATAGCCGTAATGCGTGCGACAGAATCCCCTGGCTTGTTACAGCAGATTATAGGTCGTGGCATAAGGTTATCCGATGGAAAAGAAGACTGCTTGCTTCTCGACTATGCTAAAAACATCGAAAGGCATGATCTTTTTGACAATCTTTTCGAGCCTGAAATCAAGGCAAAGCTTGCTAAAAAAGAAGGGTGTCCGGCCAGTATTGAATGCCCAGATTGCGGCTATGTTAATGCGTTTGGAATAAGGCCGGATTTTATAGATCACCCAATGGATGCCTATGGATATGCGCTAGACCTAGAGGGCGTTGTTATAGATACAGAGCACGGGCCGATGCCAGTGCATTACGGGAGGCGCTGCACAGGGCAGGTAAAAGACTATTCACAAGCCGGTTTATATGTGCGCTGCGAGTACCGGTGGACTGATAAAAAGTGCTATGAATGCAATGCCAGCAACGATATTGCAGCGCGCTACTGTTCAACATGCAAAGCTGAAATAGTAGACCCTAACGAGAAGTTGCAGCGTGAATTCATGCGCATTAAAAAAGACCCGTACAGTGTGCATACTGACAAGGTGTTAGAGTGGAGCGCAGTGGAACACACGGCAAACAGCGGTAAAATTGTACTGCTGTGCAATTACGTTACTGACTACCGGAAATTCAAGGTTTACTATACGCCAGATAGCCGTCACCCGTTCGCGACGATGGCCTGGAACAGTCTGTGCCAGGCAGTGTTTAAAGGACGTATAGCGCCAAGCGTTGAGCTGTTTTTGTCTGCTATTGACAAAGGCACGCAGCCACTAACGATCACGTATAGGAAGCAGCAGGGAAGTAAGTTTTTTGAAGCGATTAATCATAATCAGCCTGAAGATATGCCAGTGGGTGCGAAATAATGGGCTATCCTTGCAGATGCAAAAAATGCGACAGACGGAAGACGCTTAAAAGAAAGCCTGAAAATTATATACGCATACCGCATTGTTTTTGCGGAAGTGTAGAATTCAGGGTTGACTGGTATAGATTCAATAAAGAGAATAAAAAGCCTTGCCGTGGCGGTCTGTGCTTGTTGTTTTATCCGCATCGGCTTGGCTCTAAAGGATGCGCACACTATGAAGACATGTTGTTAGATAGGATATTGAAAAGCTGTAGCACGGATGTTAGTGACAACGTGAATAAAGAAGAGTGTTTTTTTTAACAGATGAATAACCAACCAGAGGATATACCAAATGGCAATACATAAACCACAAGAAACAATAGAGCTAACAAAAGAGGAGGTGTTAGGTTTAATAATATTAGTAAGCGAGGTGACGGCAGTGTCTCTAACGGATGATGCAAGGCGCTTTCCGGATTATATATTTGATAGCTTAGGCAGTAACTCCAGCTTTTTACAAAACAAACTTTTAGAGGTGGCGCAATGAACTACATGACATTTTCAGATAATAACTTTGATGAAATAACAGCACTGATAAAATCAGGGCTATTGATGAGAGAAGTTGCCAAAAAAATGGGGCTGACTGAAGAATCACAAGTCGAGCCGTTTAAGAAGGCTTTTTATGAAATTCGCGCAATGCGTCGAGAGTATGAAGAAACACTGCACATGCATAGCTATGAAACTGTAAAAGCATGGGTTGATAAAGGCCTTAGCATTTCAAAAATCATGCATAGCGAAGACTGCTTTTTAACTAGAAAGCGCGGTGTTGAAAAACTGTTAGATCATCATGGTTTCAGTATCGAGAAAGAAGAGCAGATATGTGATGATGCGTTTATGGCCGTGTATGAGCAGGGCGGCGTAAAGGCGTGCAAGGCAATGTATAAAAACATGGGCAAGACTGTTAGCGCTGCTACTATGCGTATTAAAAGACTGTTAGGTGATGGTGGCCCAGTGAGCACAGAAAAGGCATTGCCGCCAATAAAATGGCCTGCGCCAAAGTTCCAAGTACGGTGTGATTATACTAACTATTATGTGTGGTGATTTATGGCTATAACATTCGAACAATGGTTCAAAGAGCAGTACGGCAGCATTCCAAATAATGCGCAGGGGATAAGGAAATACAAGCGGCTTCAAGCTGCTAAAAAAGAGTTAGAGGAGGCACAGAAAGATTATGATGTTTATCTAACGCAGGAAATTATTATGTCGGCCGCGCTTCGCGGTTGGAAAGCAAGAGGGCTTAGCAATGATAAATAAAGAATGTAAGGTTTTTTTAAACGGCGTCGAGATAGGCACGGCTATAAGCTGCCAGCTTTATATTGATGCAACTAACGGTACAGCCATTAGCAGCGTTAAAGCAGTAGTTCAACAAATGAATGAAGCAATCGAAGAGTGCAGCAGCGTGAAACTAAAAATCAAAACCCCACACCGCATGATGCGGGAAGTGCTAACAGATGAAGAGTGGGCGCGGTTTTTGAAGAATCAAAACTATTTAAAGGTATCAAGTTTTTACCAAGGAAATTATGCGCCAAGTAGAATTTTAACATGTGCGTTTGTCTGGTGCTGCACTGCAGAAGGTGTAAAATATTGGGAAAATATATATTACAGGCTGTTATGCAATGAAAATACCAACTAACATAAAAGTTTATGGAGACATAAAATACCGTGGTGAATGCGACGACGAAAGCGACGAGCAAGTTACTTTTTTCAATCAGCTACGCAATCTCTATCCTGATAGCTACGGCGATATTGCTGTGCATGTGCGCAACGAGCAACGGTTAAGCAAAGGGCAGTTTTACGCACTAAAAAGGCACAAAGCT